TCAGCATTCAGACCGTGAATTGCCTTCAGGTCTTGTGCCAGTTCCAAGGAGTACTCAGCCTTGAGTGCTCTTGACTTTGCAGTAACGGTGACTTTCTCGATCGAGAATGCCATCTCGTTGAATGCATCGCTACCAGTTCCGCCGAGGTTCTCAGCATCGCCAGTAACCATACCCTGACCAACGTTATATGCTGTTTCGTCAGCAGTTGCGGTTGGGTTGAGGAGGGAAGGATTGCTACCTGACTGTGAGGTAGTACCCATACCTACGGAAGCACCAGTGAAACCTGCAGTCTCATCAAGACCTGCGTCCTGACCGGAGAATGCGGTATCTGCTTCGTTGAAGAATGCTTCGGTGCCGTCTTGTGCGCTGTAGCGGGAACGCATTGCGAAGATGAGTCCGGTAGGACCGTTCATTGGTTGAACTCCTGCCAGATCATATGCCATCAGGTTAGGCATTGAACGTCTGATCAGGGAGATCAGAACGGGGTCGAAACCAGCGGTAGGACCATTGTTTTGTGCATCAGCACCACCAAAACCACCGGATGCACCAGCAGCGTTTGCGGCGTTGGTTGGGGTTGCTTCCATGAGGTTGCCCATGGAACCACTATCAAAGGCAGCTTGCTCTTTGAGGAATCTTTCTTGGTTTTCGAGCAGGACAGCGGTTACTGATCTTCTGTGTGAATCTTTGATTTTATCAAGACCCTGATAGTCCAGAAGAGGTGCCCACTTCTCCTGCAGATGTTCGGAATGGAACATTTGCTTTCTCCTTAAATGTTTAGTTTGTTAATGTTAAATTCAGTTGTTTTTAGCAACAGATGAAAGTGCTTTCAGATATGACGCCATATCAGAAGAATATGTTTGTTCTTGTGGTACGGACTCAACACCTTCGGACAGTGTTTCAGTCTTTGCTAAAGTTGAAGTCGCTGTTCTAGATGTGAAGTATGACTCCTTAAGCGTCTTCAGTTTTTCACGATATGCAGTTTCACTTTCAAACTCAACACTTTCTGCAAGTGAAGCGAGCTTTTCTTTCTGCGTCTCTGCGAGACCTTCAGAAATCTGATCTAAGATGCTATCAGCAACCGACTCTGCGAGGCGCTTGTTGAGGGAGATATTCTTATGGATTTGCTCGTTGAGTTTTGTCTCCATTTCATCAAGTTTTTCTACCATACTGTGGAGTACATCATATTTCTCTTCAGGGATTGTTACATAATGTTCTTCAAAAAGACCCTTCATTCCTGAAAGGAATGATTCAGTCATCTCAGTTTTAATGCCATTTTCAATGGCAAGTTGGTTTTCAGAAACCCACTCTTCTGAGACGTATTCCAGATAGGAATCAACTCTTTCAGTGAGTTCTGCTTTTGCTGCTTCAACTTCTTCTTGAAGTTTCTGAGCATATTGTGCTTCGAGTGCTTCTCTGATTTCAACTACTTTTGTCTTCAGAGCAGCTTCAAAGATTGTCTTTGCTTTCTCTTTGAATTCCTCGGAGAGTTCTTCACCACCAAGAAGAGCATTAACGTCTTCTTCAACGTCAACTTCGTCGCTGACTTCGAGTACTTCCTCGACAGTTTCTTCTTCGACTACTTCATCAGTAATTTCAGGAGACTCTTCGATAACTTCCTCTTCATCTGCCTCAACTTCTTCTTTCTTAGTTGCTGGCATTGGGTCAGCAGATCTTGCTCCCTTGTTTACAACATCCTTAACTTGCTTAAGGCTGCCGCCTGGTTCTTTCAACTTAGCGGAATCATCGTCAGACTTATAGTTCTCAGGGGTAGGACCTCCGAGATCTTCAACAGATGCTAGTTGAGAACCATCGTTTTGCAATTTTGGCATTGGATCACCAGACTTTGCACCAGCATTAACTGCGGTCTTTGACTGGACTCCCCTTGCCGTCTCCATTTCTTGTAAGTTGTCACCAGACATTTGAACTCTCCGATTTACCGTTTTTATACTATATTTATTTATAAATTAAAGATTTGCTAAAAAGTCATTGAATAGTTGAATCTTCTTCTCTTCCAGCATTTTTTGGTTTACTAATGTATCAATTTGCTTTTTCATATATGAAAGATGTTTTTCGCGAAGGATTCCTCCTTCCCAAACCCACTCTTTTCCTTCCATGATACCTTCAACGAAAGCATCAGGAGCAGATGGGTCAGCAACAATGTCAGCAGCAGTTGCTAACATAAAGTCATCAGAAACAATATTTACACCTTCTCTATTTTGTGTAAGTGAACCGATGCCCCTAGAAGAAACACCAAGCTTTACACCTTCAGATAAAAGTGATTCTGCGATCTTACCCATTGGAGTAGAAAGAATCTTTGCTTTTCCAATATAGTTTGAACCGCTTTCTCTCAAAGAAACAATTTTATGTGAAACTCTGTCTAGATTTACCGTTGGACCATCTGGGTGTCCAAGTTCTCCAAGTGCTCTTCCTGAATTAACATAACTTTCATTATATCTTCCCACCTCTCGACGAAGAGTCTCCATAGGATACATCCGACCATTGCGGTTCTTGATGTTTCCCTGAAGGAATACACCTTCAATGTAAAGTGACTTCTTGCCGTTTTTACCTTCGGTAATAAACACTTTTACGTCTTCGATCTCTTCTCGGATTAGTTTCATTTGATTAACCTGTAAAACCTACTTTTGCACCAAGCACAGAAGCGTTTGTTGCATATACACAATGGGAATATTTCTTTTCAAGAATCTCCACTGAGTTTCCGGGCATAGTCATAGATCCAATTTGGGTTCCCCCTTGTGTCTCTACAACTACAACTGAATAAGCAGTAGATGAATTATTTACAAGTCTCACTGAAGCTGCTTCAGAAAAACTTGTTGCTGTTCCAGTTGTTGTTGGAAGTGCAGATTCATCACCCAACAATAAAGTTCTAGACATAGTTCAAAAGTTCTTTTTATTACATATTTATCATTCTTCAGTTTCGGACTCAAGTCCAAACATACTAGATGCAACATTTGGTTTAATTGCTTCAATTTTATCTGCCGATTTTGCATAAAGAATATCTTTAAGAACATCACTAATTTGTGATGGACTTTCATCCGCAGCAATAAGATTCATTAATTCGTCCATAGTGATAATAATTGCTTTATCATTTTTATTTATATTTCTCCACCTTTGGGTGGTTTAATCTCTGGTGCTTCCGTTGCTGAACCATCTATTTCTGGTTCGACTACTGGAGCACCTAAATCACCACCTACTCCAGAATCCATGGGTTGTCCGGTTGCTGGATCAATAGGAATATTTGGATCTGGAATAATTCCATCAGATATTTCCTTTTCGATCAATTCATCCTGATCGATGATTTCTTGATCAGTTTGACGTAAAATCTGACGACGAACATAATCCTGAGAGTAATACTTACCAACATAAGGTTCGGCAGTTGCAACAAGATTAAGTCTCTCTGTCAGAAGTTCTGCTTCCTTCAGTTCTGCAAAGTGATTATCATATAGGAAATCATATTGAATATGCTCTTCCATCATATCCCAGTCTTCTGGGGTTACAATATTCTTAAGAATCAGTTGAGTCTTTAGCATATCGCTAAACATTTTTGAGAATCTTTTTCTCAAACGTCCAACAAACTTACTGAACTTAACTTCGTCACGAAGAATTTCTGAGGAACGACCAAGATTAAAACCACCATCAGATTGCATTCTTGATGGAGGAACGTTCAAAGAACTATAAAGTTTGTTTTTGAAATACTCAATATCAGTAATCTCTCCAAGATTCTGACCGCCAGGAAGTGTAGAAATTTCTGTGCCCCTACCACCTTCTCTTCTGGGCAACCAAAAGTCTTCCATCATAGACATAAACTTCTTATCATCACGCATCTCACCAGTATTTGCATCATAGACTAACTTATTTCTATAACGCATCATCACATCACGAAGATATTGTTCTGCCTTGATCTTTGGAAGATTGCCAACATCAATGTAGAAAATTCTACGCTCTGGTGCTCTTGAGAGACGATAGATTACCAACGAATCCTCAATCATTCTTAGTTGATTGAGTGACTTAATTGCTTTATGGAGATAAGATAAAACCAAACCTTTATTTCTATCCACAAGACCAGAGGTGCAATATGTAACTGAATCCTTGGTCATTGTAATATTTTTCTGTGGTGTAGTAGTACCAAAAGCACTACCAACAGATTTTGCAGGTTCTGGAGTATAGATAAAAAATTCTTCTATATCTGGGAATTCATATTTCAATGGTGAGTCTGGTTGACTTGCCATCAAAATTGGAGTGTTTGATTTTACATTAGAATTATTTTTCAACTTACGAACATAACGCATCTTCATTGCGTCAATGTATCTCAGTTCTTTAATACCTTCTTCTGGTTTCTTTAGGTCTATGACCTTATGATAAAATAACCTTCCATCAACATACCAGTTTCTATAAATCTCGTGAGACTTATTATCAAAATCCAATAACTCTAAAATGTACTTAAACTCTTCTCTTATCTTGTTTTTGATGCCATCGCTTGCATTCAAATTCGATAATTCTATTTGTACTGGACTATCATTTGTATCCGAAACAATTGCTTCATTTACAACATCCTCAATAGCACTATCGACTTCTGGATGAAGTGCCATTTCACGATATCTCCTCAAGAGATCATTTTCGTTCTTATAAACACCTTCAAGATCTAAATACGATCCATAAAATCCAGCGCCAGACGATGCATAATAGTCAACCCCGTCCGCATTGTTAGGCGGAACGGGGGACTGTATAGTTGGAGATTTGTCTTCTCCTTCAATTGAAAAACCAAATAATCTAGCCATCTATGGAAAAAGAGCAGTTTTCTTACTGCTCTATTTATCCAACTAGATTATCTAACTCTCTGACCAGTCAGATCTTTATTACCACTAGAACTCTTACCTGGAAGTTCCCAGTATTGTACTTGGAACTCAACAGTGAATTCTTCAATGGTGTCACCAGTGTCGTATGACAGATCAATCTGTGATACATTTGTTGGGAAGATATCATAGAAGCGATATGTCTTCAGTTGTGGTGATGGACTGTTGCCATTACCATTTGCCTGTTCGGTCGCATCACTGGTTGTTGAGAATCTACCAGCATTGTAACCACGACCTAACTGATAGACATAAGCATCAGTCATGTAGGAAGAAGGATTGGTTGCACCAGAAGCGTTGTCAAGCTTACTGATTGCATTCATCCATGCTTCGAACTGAGTTCTGAGCAGGAAGTCTTCATCGTTGATGATGGTTACTGTCCAGGTATCAAACGTGCGGTCACCTGCGAGTTTCAGAATACGACCTCTGAAAGGAACGTCGATTGGTGCAATGTTTGATGCAGGAAGAGCAGCTGACTTGCAAAGGAAACGGAATGTTTCCTGTTCCTGGTTCTGCCATCTGGCAGGAAATTCAGAATTTACTGCTGCTGCTGGGAATGATGGGATGTCAACTTCAAACAGGTTAGGGCGAGCACCACCCCCCTGCATTCTGGATTTGAAGTTAGTGATTGTTCTTAATGCCATTTTAGGGTCCTCCGGGTTTTATTTGATAATTAAGTTTGGATCAAACACGACCAGCAACTTCATTGAAGCTGATGCCAGATCTTGTAGCAACGAAAGTAAGTTCAACAAAGTTAATAGACTTAGCAGGCTTCAAGAAGATATCTGCACGGAACTCATTTTGATCGATGATATCTGGTGTGTTATTTGTAGAGTCACAAATAACCAGGAAGTCAAAAATACCTCTCTTAGACTGAATGTCTCTAAGGAATGGTTCAACAATGTTCACAAAGTTTGCTCTTGTAATCTCATCGTTGAATTCGAAGAGTTGAGCATCTGCTGCTCTTCCAAGTGCTTCCTCAACAAAGAGGAACAGGCGACGAACGTTGATTCTATCGAACGCTGAAGAGAATGCAAGACCGGTCTTATCACCAAAGAGAACTACGCCACTACCAGGCTTATTGATGATTGGGTTAATTCTTCTTGGGTAAAGAAGATCTCTCTGTGCCTTGGTTGGGTTGTATGCAAGTTTTACAGCATTCAGAAGAACACCTCTTTGCTGACCAGCAGGTGAGAACCATGGGAAAGCATCTCTAGTTGTTCTTGCCATAATTCCTGCAACGTCTGCGTTACATGGAACATAACGGAAGGTATCATTGAATCTGTCATAAACGAACTTATAACCAGAGTCAAATACCGCGTAGGAAGATGATGTAAGTGGTGAGAAGAAGTCAATAATATTATTTGTCTGGGTGTCTGCATCAGACAATCCAACAACAGATGCTCTGTTTGGAGAAATACATGCAAGGCAATCCTGTCTGAGTTCTGCAAGAGCAATCAACTTGTTTGCTTTTGCTTGTGATTCTTCCTTGGTTGAAAGACCAGGACCCATGATCAGGAAGTCAACATCAACTTCTGATTCATCCTCAAACTTACCATATGCAGTATTCAGGTTACCAAGAGTTGCTGTCAGTGAACCAGAAAGTTCAAGATCCTCATTTCCATCATAGTTCTTACCACCAAGCAAGGTGTAAGTAACATTTCCAAGTGCAGAGAAGGTTACGCCCTGAGCATTTTGTGCCCAGAGACCATTTGAAAGTGAGATTGCAGTAAAGTTCTCTCCAGTAAATGCAGTTGCTGTTGGAGTTGTGCCGTGATAAGCATCAACTGCTTGCGATGCATTATAACCAGCAAACAAATACTCAGAGTTGTCTGCAAGGAAGTTCTTGTAGTAGATTCTTGTTGGTGAATTTACACTAGAAACAGCATCCTTTGCTTTTGAAAGGAATGTCCACTTCTCAAGAATTGTTGCTGCGTTTCCGCTAATTGTACCCTTATCATCAACAACTACAACGTGAACAGCATCATTTCCGCCGTCTCTGTTGCGGGAGTATGAGTTTGCTACAGGTTTTGGAGCAAGGGTCTTCCAGAAGATTACGCTGTTATCAAGACCAAGTGTTTGCTGATCGTACCAGTCTTGTACACTAGCAGCACTGAATGCGCCAACGCCATTTCCAGAACCGTTATCTGTACCAACACCTGCAGAGTTTACAAAGGTCAGAACGTCACTTGCGGAAATTGATGCGGTTGCATTTCCTTCTGCATAAGTGATTGAAGTTTCTGTTCCTGCAGCAGAAACGCGAGAAAGAATCTTAACATCGAAAGAACTTGCAGTTCCTGATGTTGCAGTAGTAACACCAGTGATGATTGCCTTCAAGTGACCAGAAAATACTGCTGTTGTTCCACTACCAGGAAGAACGGAGTTGATTGCAACAGTAACACCAGCACCAATAGTAACACCAGCATCGCCTGGGTTCGTTGTTGTGATACCGATGATTTGGTCAGCAATGTCATCAATCTGACAGACCTTCAAGTCATTTGCCCATGAACCTGGATCTTTTGCAGAGTAGATGAAGTTATTTGCTGAGGAATAGTTCTCGGAATAATCGTCGTAACTCTTGATTTTCAGAGTAGTTGTAGATGCAATACCAACACCTGCGTTTGCATTCTTCAGATCGTCACCGTCAACACGAACGACGTTCAGAGTTGCTCCGTATGAAAGATATGAGGAAGCAGACATCCAATACTCAAAGTGGTTGCCAGCACCGTATGGTTTGCCGAAAACATTAAGAAGATTTTGCTCTTCTTCGATTTTTCTTGGTGCCTCAACAGGACCCTTTTCAAAAGGACCTGCAATACCACCAATAGAAGGATTGACATTATCAGCTCTTCCAACTGTTAAGTCAACTTCCCTAATTCTTACACCAGGAGATAGTTGTGGAGTGGCCATTCGTTTTTTCTCCGACTTTTGAAATTAACTAAAAATATTTATTATTTTCGATTGTTTCACTGGGGAAATATGGCGTGAGCATTTTACCAGTCTGGATATACATCTGGTTTATCCTTCTTCTCTTTTCTGATTTTAGAAATTCTTTTTATTGTACACTCCTTACACTCATAAGAATAAGAAGATGCTGTTGCTCCCCTATCTTTTCTTGTTCTATAAAATCCATCGATTAAATTTTTTTCTACACCACAAGTACGACAAACTCTATCATCAAGTAGTAGATGTCCAAATTTAAATTGGTCTTCTAGTTTCATTACATATAGTCCCACATATAAGATCTATCACCATATTCATCAACATACCAACGGTCACCATTATTGTCTACAAAACTATCCTCATCAAGACCATCAGAGATAAATCCAAAGGGAGACATATCTTGTTCGATCTGATTCTTTTGTTCTTCATATATTCTTTTTCTTACATCCTGGTCAGTTAGTTCTTTAAAGTAATCCTGAGCAACTAACCACGCATAAATCACAAGACACATCGCAAGGTCATCGTTACAACCATCCTCTGCCTCAAATGAATTATTCTTTTGAATAAAGGTTGTAAGTTCAGAGATAATTTCATAATCGTTGATAAGGAGTTTATCTTCCTCAATCATAGTCTTGAGGTTAAGAGAACCAACCTTCTTGACCGTCTTGGACATTTTAAGACCAAGTTGTGTTTTCTTTCCAGAAAATCCTTGACCGACAATTTGACCTGCTCTACCTCTCATTGAGCACATTAAAAGATTCTGATACTCCAAATCATATTGAAGAATTGCAGCAACCTGATCTCCAACATCATTAACTTCACATAAGATGTAAGCACTATTATAACTCTTTGCAACTTCCCAAATTATATTGGGGAACATCATTGGTTTTATTTCATTATTTCTATACTTCGCAACAACTCTATGAGGAAAGGTAGTAATGTCTGTAACGACAAAAGCAGAGTAATCATTACCAACTCCTCTCGCAACGTCAACCGTTACAATATAATCATGATTTCTAATTGGATCAGTATAAACATCCAATCCAGCACTCTTAGTTTTTGGTGCATCATAAACTAAGGTCCTTAATTTACTCGGAGCAATCAGAGTATCAACAGATCCTAAGAACTCACATTCAAACTCAACTTTAAATTGCTGTTCTGACGTGTTAGCAATCGTCTGTCTTTTCCATTCACTATCTCTTCCAGGAACTTCAGTCCAGTGAACATCAGTTGGAATATATTCATTTGCATTCTTCTCCGCATCATGCCACATTCTATAGAAGTGGTTCATGCCATGAGGCGTTGAAACAATAATTACCTTCGTTGATTTACCAGAAGTAATAGTAGGATAAACAGAGGCAAAGAAGGCATCTGCAACATGGTTTGGAACGAACGCAAATTCGTCGAGGAAGAGAATGTTAAACGACATGCCTCGGACAGCACTTGCAGACGTAGAAGCAGCCAGTATCTTTGATCCATTTTCTAATTCTATATTACCTTTGTTCCATACAAGAATACCCTGTTGCATCCATTTGGGCAAGTTCTCATATGCAGTTGCAAGTCTTGCTAAAAGTTCTCTTGCAGTTGATGCCTTGTTTGCAAGAATACCAATATTAACACTATCATTAAAGATTGCATAGTGTAAAAGATAAGAGACCACAGTGGTAGACTTACCAGTCTGACGAGGCATCTTACAGATATTAAATCTGTTGTGATGGAAATTTTTAATAAGTTTCTCTTGAAAGATATATGGAGTAAATTGAGTTAGTCCTTCATCAAGAGAAACAATCTTTACGTAGTTCTTTGCAAAATAAACAGGGTCATCCTTACAACTAATAAATTCTTCAATATTACTAGAACTGAATTCAATCGGCGTATTTGCCTTCTTCAGATTGGGATTACCAAGATATACATCAGACATATTTAAAACTTATTATTTTTTACCGGCCATGTAATATGTAGTGCACAAGTCAAAAATAATATAAAACCAATTACAAAAAGAGTAGACATATCATTCAATCAAAGTACCATGTGCTCTGCGTATTTCTCTCAGTTCCTCAAAATCTTTCACCTTAGTGCCGCCATCATAGGGAAATGCGTATCCTTCTTCAATCATTTGTTCGTTAAGGGACACGTTTCCGTCCCCAAGGTAAAGCCAACCCAAAAGACGCCCATATTTGCCAACGCCACCAACAAGTTCAGTACGAATAACAAGGTCATCATCACCAGCCAACGCCCCTTCCAGTTTTTCTTTGAGCCAGTTTGTTGCGTCAATTCCTAACTCCTTTTCCTCAAGGTCTCTCGTCCTCTTCTCTGGCGTATCGACTCCTGCAACTCTTACTCTTTCTTTCTTATATAGATCAAATCCCAAATCAATTGTTACATCCAGCGTATCTCCATCGAGAACTCTATTGATCTCTACCACTCGGAAGTTGTAACAACTCTTCCTGTTCGGCGGTTTCATTTCTGCCATCTTCCTCTAACTCCTGAAATGCTATTCTCATAATTGTATATATGTAATAAGCAACTCCAGTTAGTAATATAATCATACACCAGATGATACTCCATGTCACACCAGTGACATCATCTATCGGTCTAAGAAATAAATTCATTCTTTTGGTTTTGAATTTTTACTCGGTATCATTTGATATGCCAGTTTATCTCGCAACTTATTAATTCTTTCCTCATCAAAGTGAGCAAAGTTTGGATATTTTTCTACTTTTTTATAGTAATGTAAGGCATTCTGAATGATGGTAAAATCTTCCATCGTCAATTCAAAGTTCATAAGTTTTCAAATTTATATTCAAGTATTACTCTGTATAACCCATCTCTCAAGTACCACAAGTGTTCTTGTTCTAGTGGATGTCTGGCAGGAGATCCCTCCCAAGTTTCCAATCTCTTACAAACACAATGATGTAAAAGATGAATATCTTCTATTGAGAAATCTAATTTATACACAGTGTTCTTTTATTTTATCTGTATTTAGTTGTCTTCATAATACCAAAAATCATTCCAATCTTCATCTATTGCCTCATATATTGGGCATGGTTCTTCCATGAGAAGATCATTCTTTGATTTTGCAATTCTCTCTCGGAGAGTTCGTTCTTGTTCCTCTGTCATTCTCGGTATTCTTGCAGGATGTCCAATACTCTATTTAAAGCGTCATGAGCACCTTCTTTCTTCTCTTCGGAAAAGCAATTAAACATATCTAAACTATCATCATATAAATCTGTTTTTAATTTATAGATCCTAGAAAGAAGATCAGTCTTTGTAACGTTACCACTTGGCATTTCTTCAGTCTCCATTTTGAAGTTTTTCATCTAATCTCTTATCCAATACGTCAAGTCTTTTATCCCATGTATCACCACCATCCATACCCTTCATTGGATTGATGCATTGATGATCACCTAGTCTATTACATACAAGACCTGCTAAATCTAACTCATTACCTTTGTTTCCAGTTCCTGACCAATAGTGTTCTCCATTGATCCAGATTGCACGACATTTTGGACATTCTTTCCTGTTAAGGGTCAGGTCAGAAAATTCTCTATCGTTGGTCATTTTTAGGTTCCTTCTGTTTTAATTCTTTAAGTTGAGGTAATGATGATAAATTAAGTTCTTTACGTAACTTACGTGCCATAAAGTACATTCTTACTTTGATAATTGAAAATCTCAAATGTAAGTCAACATAAGTGAAAAGACGCATAGTGCTTTCATAACCACCGTACGCAAATAAACATGCAATAATAAAAACGGTAAGGTAAAAACCTATTATAGTTGTTTGCATGAATTCATTCCCGTAGAAATAACCTTAAGTTATTAATGTATATAGATGATACAGTGTTGTCAACATTAATGCTGTAAAAATTAATACTTGACAGTATCGTATTTCTTAACTAGAATATCTTTGTTAAGGTTGATAGGATAGCTATAAGAACTATTAGAGTATCTTTAGATCAATTATCTACAACTAATAAATCAAACATTGATGAAACCGTACATATTAAAAGGTACAAGTCCCTCATCAACAGAAACAATTTTTATATATTTCTTTGCAAAATATACGGGATCTTGCTTACACTTAATAAACTCAGCAATCTCTTCTTGAGTAAACTCAATAGCAGTATTTGCTTTTTTTAGATTCGGATTGCCAAGATATACATTATCACTCATAAAAATTACCTAGTTTCTCTCCACTGAAATGCATTGTAAATATCTGTTTCACTAGTATCAGATAAATTTTCTACAATAATAGCAAAAATATTACTATCATTAGCATCAATGTTTTGTGCAATATAAGATCTTCTTGCAGTAGTTGGATTAAATGCAACCATAGATGATGCTTGCTTTCCTGATGGATTATTTGCAGCAAGTAATGTTGAATTTTTCAAGTCACCACCAGTTGTTGTAAAATTAGTCCCTGCCGTAACATTATATTCAACTGCAGAATCATCATTAACACTTACCCAAGTTCCACCTGTAATATTACTATTGCCTGGTAATCTCCAAATCTCAAGTCTAGCATTTGTAGATTCACTCAATACTTCAATATCAGTCAATCTAACTGTTGTTCTATTTGGAATTCCTTTGAATGTATTAGATAGTCTAATAGCACCTACACATTGTCTAAATGTACTTTGTGTATTTCTTGATAAGGTAATTGGCCCGTTATGTGCAGCAAACTCAACACCAGTTTCAACATATCCACCTTCACTCAATACAGTGGAGCAGATTTGTTCCATTGATGTAATACCAACAGCAGATCCTGTATTGGCAATTTCGCATCTAATTGGAAGTGATGGTAAACTCCAATATGCATGTTCTTCCACATTAGCATGATTAAATTCATGGAAGTATATAGTTCTCCCACCCAGAACAAATCCACATCTTATCCTACCCACACCCAACCATTGAAAGTCTGAGACAAACAACTGTGTTTTGGTGAAGTCTAAAGATACACTGGTAATACCAGTGCCATCCATAGGATCTAAATTCCAATTAACCTGATTAACGACTATATCACTGGCAATTCCAGTATTAAAAGATCTTCTTACAACAGAAACAGTTCCGTCTCCCTCTTGCTGAACAAATACACCATTTCTATCATCATAATATCCCACTTTCTTTGTCGTATTTTCTCTTACATCAAGAAAATTAAAACTAGCCATTATAGATTGAGACTTACCAGGCATGTAATGGTGATACATTCTGGATTGGTGAATAACCTGATCTGTTGCACCAGTTCCAACAATTAATGCGATAGATGCTGTATTTGGATTTACTTCGGTTGTAGCACCAACACCAACAGTTTTCGTAAGAAGTTCTACTTCTTCACCATAAATGTGTGTATAGTCGGCAAGTGTAAATGGTTCTGATGTTCTTGATCTTCCAAAAGCATCAACTGATCCACCACTTGTACCAGTAGTTACTCCACAATCTCCAATGTTGCCGTATCTATCGGCACACATGAAAACTTCAAAGTTTGTAGTGTCTTGTGCCCTATATGCTTGTTCGTTTTTATTCCACTGTGCCATAATCAGTCACTCCAAGTTAATCTTTCTGGTTGATATCTTTTTGAACTTTTAATTTTAGAAGGTGCCTCACCCGGATAAATTTGATGAACAATTGCTCCGGGATATTCGCTTTGAATTTGCTCCGCTAATTCATTTTTAGAAAGCATTTTTCCTTCTATTTCAAGACGATAAATTTTACCTTCCCAAACAACATCGGCAAAGAATGACTCTTTCTGTTGTTCTTTTCCAGGAGCACCTCCATATGTTAGTGTTCCATTAAAATCACCATTGATGGTGATGTTTTCTGAAAGAAATTGTCTATATGTTTTCATAAGTCAGCACTTCCAACGTCTACGTGCTTTACAGATTGCTTTATCTGGTGTCTTTGAGCAATCAATATTATGCATATCTTGTTGTCCTTTTGATCTAGAACAATAAGACTTTCTACGTTTAGAATCTTTACTACCTGGTTTAGGATCACCAGTTACAGCAGTCTTTAGTTTTGAACCAGGATTCTCACGACGATATGCCTTTACTGCATCAGGACTCATACCATCAGTCTTATCTTTCTTATTTACTTTTTGCCAATCTTCAGTAGTAACTTGAATCAAAGGTTCACCTTGACCAATGTTTGATAATGCAAAGTATACAACTCTAGAATCTGGATAAAGTTTTTGTATTTCTGTTTCAATATCTTTTCTCTTAGGCATCGATGCTTGTGGGAAGAACATCTTTGTTGAGAAAGATCTACCTCTCCAATTGATAACTACCATTACAACGTTTCCTGTCTTTGCTGGAAGTCTAGATGCTTCAGTTATTGCTTCTAGATCATCCATCATTTCCCATTGAAAATCTTGTGTTGTAGGTTTCAGTGGTTCTGGTTTTACAACATCAGTTACAACTGCAAAGGTATCTCCATAAGCATCTGTTAATTCAACATCTTCTTTCTTCATCTTTTCACGCTTTGCTTTTGCTTTAGCAAGTAATCTTGCTTTAGCAGCATCTTGATCAGACTTTGGAATTGATGTTACTGCACCAACTTTTTGATCTACATCACCAGGTGCATATCCTTCTTTCTTGACACAATTGTTATAAGTCTTACCAAACATCTTTTTAGTGCCTTTCTTTTCATATCCCTTCCAGCACTTTTGTCCTTCTTCGTTTACCTCGATTGCACCAATCTCTTCAAGTGCAGCAATCTGTGCATCTGTAAACCCCTGGAACTCTTCTTTCTTATCAGAGTTTCCCCAGTTAGCAGCACCCTTCTTACGGCACTTTACAAGGGCACCTGATGCATATGCAGAAGGCCATACCGAGTAACGAGACTTAACCTTATGGTAACAAGCATCTTTCTTACCACTACTCTTACCTGGTTTATCCTTTGCTTCTGTAACTTCCATTTCTTCTTTCTTAATCTGGGGTGCCATTACCTTCATATGAGGATCATACTTAACCTTAGTTTTCTTTGCTGGTTTTGCATCTTTAATTGAAGGAGCACCACTCATATCTGCTTCATTAAAAGTGTTAACTTCTTCCTTCATTTTCTTTTTGGGATCAGTAGAGACATATGTTGGTTTTGCAGCACCAGACTTTTGCTGTTGACCTGGATCTGCTTTTTTCTTTCTTGTAGCAGCAGAAAGTCTTTCTGCCTTACTCATACTTGCACGTTTAGAAGATGAAACACACTTAGGTGTCCCTTCACCAGGTTCATCACTAGCACAAGTACCACCAGTGACTACATTCACCCAACCAGATTTGCCATCTTTTGATTTAGACTTGCCGAACCAATCACGAAGACCTTCTTCTGCATAATAAGAAAGATTTACTTCCGTAATTCCAGAGTCAGATGCAGCACTTTCAATTTCTTTATCTGATGCATCATCAACAGAATACTTATCCCACATCTTGGGACCGAATCCGCATTGACCTCTGGACTCTTTCTTTTTACAAAGACGACAGTATTTCTTCATTGCAATCGGCAGTTACCTTATTTTTATTTAGTCCTTATGCATTTCTAGTAATAGTCCAACCTCTACTTATAAGAGTATTGTATGCAGCAATAGCACTTCCAGTCCAGGTTGATGCTACTGCATTTGCACCACCTTCAAGAGATAATGTAATATTTGTTGCACCGCCAGTAACTAAAGATGTTAAAATATTTTCAATTGATTGTGGACTTAATGCACAATTCTTAAAGGTACGTTCAAAAGCATTTGTATTGTACTCTTGCGTTCGAGTTTCAACAGTTCTAGTTTGAAAATTAAATGAACTAACAGTTCTAAGTGGTCCATCAAATTTATTTGCAGGAAAATCAACCAAATTTGTACAATTTTCCCAACATCCACGAAGATCAAACGCAGTTATCCTACCATTACAGTTCCAAGAAGTGATTGGAAGTCCTTTAAAAGTAGCTCTAAGAACAGTTGAATTAGTAAAGTCTAAATTATTTGGAAAATTTGATAGTGATGAGCATCCTGACCAAGTTCCAATATATTGAGTGATATTAGATGTGTTAATAGATGGAAAACTAGTCAAACTACTGCAATTTGTAAAAGCACCATCAAGAGAACTAACCCTTAAAAAGGGAGATCCTCCATCTATTGGGTCTATGGTTGGGGCAGTAAAACTCGTAAGATTGATGCAGTCTCCAAATAAAGATCTATTGGATGTTGATATTCTAAACCGCCAGGTATTGTTTTCAAATCTAACGGTTTTAATGCACTCTTGGTATTGTGCGGCAAAGGATTGGAAAGCAAATGCTCCTCCAGATGATGAAGAAAAACTACATCCATTTTTGGAAAGATTACTAAAAGTAACCGTATATTCTCCAGGTGATGGATATGTGTGATCAAAGATATTGCCACTAGATGTACCAATAGTAGTTCCTCTGGTATCAACACCTCGACTAGTACCTGTAAATACAGTATTATCTCCCCAGTCAATAACAATTGCCGGTTTTCCAGCACCAATATCTGGAGTGCTAGATGATTGTATGGCAATTGAAAATTCTTTATTGGTTGGATCTACGCTACCAGTCCCAAAAGTTGACTCGCGGCGATATAAACGAGTATCAATTTCAATGATTGCAGTGCCAACGGCACCAGGTGGTATTAATCCTGGAGTCGAAAATGAATCTTGACATAGATCAGTTCCATTAAAATAAGCTTTAGAAACTTTTCTACCATTAGTATATGCGTTAGTGCAAGAAAATAGAGGTGACATATTTTATCCTATTAATTAAGAATTGAAAGAAATATTCCATCCTCTAAGTGAGAGAGTATTATATGCATCATTAGCAGCTGCAGTCCAAGTTGATTTTTTAGCATTGGTTCCACCATTAAAATCAGCATTAACATTTGTCAGTGGTACTAACGTCCTGTTTTTGTCTCTCACTTTTGTATTAGCTAATGAAACCAAGATATTTTCAATTGATGTGGGAGTTAACGCACAACCTTCAAATATACCAGTCAGTCTATTTCTAAAAGCACCTGCTCTTGCGCTTGCATCTGAGAGATTTTGAAATATATTATCAAATTTTCCTGGAGGAAAATCTTTGAGATTTGAGCAACCAAACCAGGTCTCAACGAATGACTCAGAAGATTTATTAAAAGGTGCTGTAGAATCCCATACTACCAATCCAGAATTTGCAAAAGTTCTTGTAAATTGACTAGCTCCAGAATAATCGTAAGTGGGGATGCCTCTTAATGACGAACATCCAGCAAAAGTAGCACTCCAATCAAAAACCTTAGAAGTGTCAAAAAAATCAACAGATGTTAAATTTACACATCCCTCAAAAATAGTTTCGAGAACTAAAAATTGGTCTTTTCCGTAAGGTCGATTAAATATATCTCTTGATGGAAAGTTTATTGATTGTAAATTTATACACCCACGTACGTCAAGAGGAGAAACAGTAGCAAGCCATACATCATCAATATAATCAATTGATAATATACAATTTCCATAACCACCAATATCAGGGTAACTTAGATTAAAAGTTGACCTTGCTGATATTGTTACTGTATAAATTCCTGGGTTTTGATATACGTGTCTTATTCTCCCTGCTCTAACAGATGCATCAGAAGTCCCATCACCCCAATTAATATCGATAAGTCCACTTCTACCAGTAGCAACAACCTCAAAATTTTTATTTGATGGTATGGCTGTATTTGAACCAATATTTGAAAACTTTCTAGTGTCTATTTGTAACAACAATCTACCAATTATATTTGCTGATGGTTCGGGTGTTTCTGGTTCTGCTATATCTTCGGGAGGAGTAGCACAAAGATCTACACCATTATAATAGATACTTGTGACACGGTTATTATTAAAATAAGAGTTTCCACATATAAGGGTTGATCCATTTGGTTCTTCTGGAGTTGGAGTCTCTACTTCTGTGAATGTAGATGGAAAACGTCTAAACAAAAAATCAAAGAAATCAGAATCATCGAGATTACCAAGATTACTCCAGTTTCCAATATCCTGCTCGTGAAGTATTTTAAATCCTTTTGAAAAGCCTTTATTATGATCAAATTCGTTATACATTTATGAATCTCCTTTTAAATATTTTATTTGCAAGTTGAAACATAACTCAAACGACTACATAAAGAACTGTGGAAACAACACTTCCCGAGGCGACTAAACTATCATAAGTTGCTTGAGATAGTGTAATAATTTCAGTAACACTATTACTCGTTACAAAGTTATTAGTTGCTGATGCCTTAGCATCCAATGCGGTTTGAAGACCATCAATATTAGCAATTGTATGATTGTGACTATCATCTTTAATTGTAACAGATAAAGTTACATCCGCAGAACCATTAAGTGAAACTGAACCAGTAGTATCTCCTGCAAGGGTGATTGTTCTTGAAGATGCCCATCTAGTTGCAGTAGCAGCATTTCCTGTAATATTGCTATTCATACTAGATGGAAGTAGACTATCACTGATAGTACCAGAAGTAATGTTAGTAGCATTTAGACTTGTTAAATTAGAACCATTACCGCTGAAAGCAGTTGCTGTCAAAGTTCCCGACATTGTGTCGCTTTGATCAGATCTTAAGAACTGAGTTGAATTAAGATTATCTAAGTTATTCGCATTCGTTGCAGTAGCAGCATTACCACTGATGTTTTTAGTAATAGTAGCAGGAAGTCTATCATTACTAATAGTTCCTGTAGAAATATTTGAGGCATTTAATGCCGTTAATGCAGAACCATTACCACCAAAGGCAGTTGCAGTCAGAGTTCCTGAAATTGAATCACTCTGATCAGATCTTAAGAACTGAGTTGAATTAAGATTACCAAGTTTTAATGCATTTGCTGCAGTTGCTGCATCAGACACGCTAACTGTTAGTGTTACGTCACTAGAACCATCAATTGAAACAGAACCAGATGCATCTCCTGTAAGATTAATGGTTCTTGCATTTTCCCATCTACTTGCAGTATCAGCATTTCCATTAAAAATGCCACTCATGGTAGATGGAAGTCTGGCAGCTGAAATAGTTCCTCCAGTAATACTGGAAGCATTTAAATTGGTTAGACCAGAACCATTACCAACAAGGGCAGTTGCAGTTAACGTTCCCGTCATCGAATCACTTTGATCAGATCTCAGGAATTGTGTTGAATTAAGACTATCTAAGGTATCCGCATTTCCTGCAGACGCTGCATTCGTTGCAGTAGCAGCATTACCACTAATATCTTTGGTCAGAGTAGCAGGAAGTCTATCATTACTTAGAGTTCCTGTTGTAATATTGTTTGCATTTAATGCTGTTAATGCAGAACCATTACCAGCAAAGAAATTAGCGGTGAGTGTACCCGACATCGTATCGCTAGTGTCGGATCTCAAGAACTGCGTAGAATTGAGAGTATCAAGAGTGTCTGCATCACCACCAGTAACGGAGAGGTTTAGTGATACGTTTGCAGATCCATCAACAGATACAGAACCACTTCCATCTCCAACAATAGCAAAAGTTCTTGCAGTTTCCCAAGCACTTGCAGTACCAGCATTCCCAGAGATGTCGTTGATCATCACTGCTGGAAGAACAGATGATGGAACAAGACCAGAAGTAAGATTTGAAGCGTTCAGTCCAGTTAATCCAGAACCATCACCAGTAAATGATGTTGCAGTTACAGCGCCAGATATATGAGCATCACCAGTTACAACTAGTGAAGTAGATGCTCCACCAATTACTACATTACTAAAAGTAGAAACACCAGATACAACTAAATCTGTTACCGTAGTACCAAAACTTATAGTTCCTGTTGTATCATTTACTACAACCTTACTTGCAAATTGTGATAATTCTCTATTAGAAGCCATCTTAGCTGTTTCTCCACGTTTAATTCTTTACCTGCATATATTTATAAAAACTTATATCTTATTGACTTGTTAATACCCAACCAGATTTACCATCTTTGGATTTTGATCCCTTGAACCATTTATGCAAATTAACTTCCTGCATTTTAAAGAAGAGTTTCTTTATTTATATTCAATTTCTTTATGTTGTACCTATTCCTGTTTCAACTTTCCAAGGTAACATTCCTCCTAATGTTGTTTCTGACAAAAGAAACTGATCTAGTTTGGTTTGTAACTCTGCCTCTGCTTCTGCTTTGTCAAACTCTTGAATGGAACCGAGCCATCCAATAATGATCTCTTCTGTTAAATCTTCAAAGGGAATAAAATTTTCTCCTGGAGGAGGTAAAGTTACAATACCTAAGGAATATTGCTTGTATCCTGATTGCTCAGCGTTTAATCGCCAATGTACTTTTTTTACAAGTCCAGTGCTTATGTATCTTTCTAAGCACGTAATAGTCCAGTTAAAAGATGTTGTCATTTTAGAAAGGGTTAAATTATTAATATAAATTAGGTTTTGCTTACTGATGATAGATCTATTTTACCATCTCGACAAAGTATCTCTACCTTGTAAGTGGCGCTTGGAGTAGCATTTACAACAGTTTGAACGTCAAAGCGACATTGGCCACCGTTTAGATTTGTAAATGTGACATCAGATGCAACGGTTGTCCTATATTCATAAATAGGCTGGATGTCACCGATAGCCACGACCCCGCTAGTGTTGTTATTGATTTGTGCCATAAATTCGATGGCTGCCTGGTTCAAGATGTTGTTGTTGGTGAGCTGCCAAGACACTGTAATTTTTAACAGTGCGGAAGTTCTGTCGGTTGTTGGGTTCGTTGAAAATGTAAACTGAATTTTGCCTGTTGTTGCAGTAATGTCCTCCTGTTCACCCACATAAATTTGGAATCTACCGTTGTTGTCTTGTGCACCGGCGTTGTTAATGTGAATATTTTCAGCAACGACTAAGGTCCCATTCCCCGAACCGGTAGGGCCAGTCGTGGATCCCACTCTCAATTGATTGGTTTGAGTGATTCCAGTAAATGTTTTAGTTCCAGTAATAGTCTGAGTTCCACTCAGAGTCATCAAGTTTGATAGTTGAGTTCCGTCAACAGTATCAGCATCAAGACCAGAACCAGCACCGTCGTTACCAGCGTGCCAGATAGTGCTACCTCCGTAGGTTAACGCACCAGTACCTGCACGACCTAAAGCTGTGGTGTTGCTATTACCAAAGACGATGTACCCATTGGCACCATTTTGAACTCCTTGAACTCTAATAGTGTTTGCAGCGTTTATATCACCTATCCAAGCGTCATCTCCTATTCTTACATTAGTTCCGTTACCGTTATTCGTTGTTATAACTTGGTTGAAGCTGGGTGAGGAAGTGGTCAATACCGCCTGGTTCAAATAGGTTGCAAATTGATTTCCATCCCATAAGTCAGCGTCAAGACCAGAACCAGCACCATCATTGAAAGTTGAGAATATAGGTCCATCATTGCCATCAGCATTTCTCATTCTAAGAGAACCGGAACCATATCCAGAATGGTAAAGAGCTGTTGCAGTATATCCACTCCTATGAAATCCTAGAATCGGATTACTGGCATTAGTCGTTCGCAATTCTATATGATTATTACCTTGAGCATACGAAGTATTTGTGATGGCAGCATTATTTCTATTGAATAAGTAAGACCCGGTAGCAGTGTCATTAGCATCAGACCTTAAGAAACTTGCACTACTAATACCATCAAGTAAGTCAGCATCAAGTCCAGAACCAGCACCATCAACTGTCTTAATAGCAGTAAGAATCTCCGATGCAGTTTGGTCTGCAGTAGCTCCTGACTCTACATTAATAAATGATCTAATAGCATCCGCTGTACCATGACGCATAAACCCGTCGTTTCCAGTTTCAACTAGAACCTTCGTGACACCAGAAGTAACATCGTTCGGGGTAGTGTTGAAGTAGTTTGCGTAAATATATCCACTACTGTGTCTCTGTACTATAGTACTGTTTGATGCAGATACACTAGGTTGAGCACCATCAAGAAGATCAGCATCTAGTCCAGAACCAGCACCGTCGTTACCAGCGTGCCAGACAGTGCTACCACCAAAGGTCATTCCACTACTACTAACGCTAAGATGTGTACTAGTTGAACCTCCACCATAAATTCTGGTTAGACCACTATTGTTATTTCCATATCCCATGAACAATCCGTCACTACCGGACTTACTATTCCTAAAAACACGAAAACTAGCGTATACGTCATTAGTTGCAAGATCTAGAGCAGTTCCAGTACCGAAAGTTAATGTTCCAGAAGAATATGTGTCACTAGCATCAGACCTTAAGAAACTTGC